CTCTCAATGTTCGGTAGGACCACCTCGCTTAGACAGCACGTTTCATAGTTTGCCAGACCTTGTTCTGCACCAAAATGTTCAATGAGGTACGCTACGCCTCACCCGTTCTTTTCAGAACTGCTGCATGTTACCATGCAGATCAGACTATATCATCACCACCCTCCCAGGGTTTGATGCCGTGCGCTTCCATCCGCTTGGATGTACTCCCCGAAGGGATAGTCGTTACACCAACTCCGAGTTGGCTCGGTATTGACCTTTTTGGTTGTTCACCGAATTCACACGATTTGAAATCCGCCCACATGAAACGGATTGAATCCCTCGACAAGAGGATCAGGATAATCGAAGTCGCCCAATCTTCCACAGCTTTGTGCCAATTTTAGATTGATTAGACCCAGGGGCTCATTGTGGCCACGGTATGTGTCCCAAAAGTATTCGTGTAAGTCGTCGATATCATTGCATACCACAGAGTTATTTGACATTGCTCTGTGTGATGGCACATTGCCCAAATCGAAGCGCTTAGCAAGGAGACATTCAATATCGTCACAATCAAAGATGGCGATTTCTGCGCTGCGCCTGACGTTTCCGGCGACCACGGTGGCTCCGATCAGATTCATTATATCCAAAGCATCTATTGGGCGCAGCTTCCTATTCCTTCGCTTTTCAAGTACCTTCGAAATCTTCCCTATGTTTTCTACAAGTGGCCCAGCTCCAGATGCGGTTCCACCAAATCCTTTGATTGGTTTTCCATAGTCCCTGACCACTTGGGTTGAGTATGTAAACGTCCCTTTGGATGGTGAGTCTGAGAAAAAAGCAGATTTCAGTACATTGACGAGAAATTTCGTACAAAGTTCGCTCGAGTCAGGTACGATGAAATCAGCACCACCATCGTCCACAACAGTAGGGGCTTTAAACCAGGGTTTAATTGGAGGTATCTTGTCGACGTTGTGGCGTTGGATATTGAAGCCAACCCCGCATCCAAGCATAAGCATGTGGAATGTCCATACGAAAGGATCCACAGCTTCGTCAACCTTAACGAAAGCGCAATTTTGTAAGGAAGGCAACCCGAGGCGGTCGACAGTTTTTGTGCCAAGCTGCCACAAGAAACGTCCGGCAACAAAACCTTTCAAATAGTATAGATAATCGTATAATCGATCTTCTTCATCGTCCGTGAATCCGACTTTAAGCTGGTTCTTACAGGCATCGATGACTCGAACAATCGTATCGTGCCATTCCTCCGTTGCCTCACTATCTTCATTCAACTTTCTTGCGTACGTCCGCTTGTAGGTGAGATAGCCGATGGAACTCCACGGGGTTTCTGTCAATTTTTTCTCCTTTGCGTTTGTAATAGGGGCAGTTCCAGAGATTTATGGGACCAAAAGTCAGATCCGGCCACCATACAACTTTGGGCGATTTTTCCACTTCTGGATTCATGCATGTATTTTTTCAACCTCCGATTGCTGGTACACCTCCGATGCTTCCTCTGGGGTTTCGAAAGTCTCCAGATGTACATTTCGCCGCAAATCTACTTCCATTTTTGGCAAATTGTTTATCTTTTGTTCAGCTTCCGAAAGAATATTATTTCTAGAATCTTTCAGCTCCTTAAGCATTTTCCTTACGTTTTCATCATCTTTATTGGTACATACAACAGGGATATCTGTTTGCACAATTGATCCGAAAAAACCTCTCCAAACACTAGATCCGACCACCAAACAATTTTTAGGGGTTCTTCCACTTCGGGATTCATGCATGTATTTTTTCAACCTCCTTCCAAATAAAAATCCCAGTCTCCGGATTGTACTGGAGTCTTTTCCTTACGTAATCTACGTTCATTTAGAAACTCTCATCATCTTCTTGCTTAAAAATCCTTCCAGTTTGGTAATCATAGTAAAATCCTTGGACAGGCCCTGTCAAGCCGGTAAAGCGGCTTTTCAACACGGCCACTTGGACGCGATTTCTTATCTCTTCATTCTCCTCCGACATGTTGCGCGAGAAGGCAATGACGTCCATCGCAATTTGTTTGATTGAACCACTTCCCTTGATGTCGTCAAGATCCGGAAGCTTTCCACTTTCAAATGATTTTGAGGCGCTGGGGACCTTCCTAAGGTGTGATATCAGACAAATATTGATCGGATATCTCTTTACTAGTTTCAATAGCTCATTCATCACCCTGTCGATAGCCTCATTCCCAGACAAATTGCTTTCAAACTCTGAAACCAATATTGTTATATGGTCAATGAACAAATATCGACATCCGCTTAGAGCCATATATTCCAGCTGCGCGATGATGTCCGATTCGCCCATCGAACCTTGGTGATCAAGCAGCACTATACGATCGTCCTTGAAGATCTGATCAAAACCGACTTTCAATTCTTCTAGTGGAATAATTTCGTTTGAAGAATTTCGGTTCAAGACCATCGAAGACAATTTTCTGGCTGTTTCAGCAACGCTTTCTTCTAACGCCACAATACCGATCTTATCGTCGGTAGTCTGGACAATGTGATAAATAATCTCCCTCATTACGCTGCTTTTCCCGGAGCCTGTTCCAGAGATGAGCAGCACAATCTCCCCGAAGCGCAACCCCTTTATTTTTTCATTTAAGCCACTCAAACAGTCCGGATAGGGCACACTTACTGTCTTATTGTATAGCTCCAGAGATTCCCAGATTTCTTCTTTATTGAGAAAACCCTTTGGCCTATACTTTTCTGCATTATAGACGCATCTTAAGAGTTCACCCCAACCCTTTTTTACCAACACCTCGTTCGCATCATTTAAAGGAAGTCTGGCAATTCTGACTTTATCGAATCCGATAATCTTAACTGCTTCCTGCGTAGCTTTTCTTCCGGCATCGTCTTCGTCAAAAACGATGACTACTTCATCGAACTCACGTATCCAATCCCTTATCAGCAACAATTCCTTTACTGCACCGCTAGACGACAAACCGATGACAGGAAAGATTGTCTTATACTTGTCGTACCACATTTGCGCTACAGATAGAGTGTCAATCTCCCCCTCGCATACCACCAACCGCTGACCCTTTGCCGCAAACTTATCCTTACCAAATACTCCGCCTGCTTTACCCATCCATATAAATTCTTTGGGCAACTTCCGAACCTTATAACCATTTTCATATGGGTAGTAATGATGACTCGTCAATCCTGTATTGACATCTACAGACATTTTCACGCCAAAGAAACTGGCGACTTCCTTCGAAATTCCTCTATCCTTTATTGCAAATGACTCCAAATTCCCAATCTGTTGAATACTTAGTTGGGAAGAAGGAGTATAAGTCCTAGGAGCCTGATGACCTTTCGGGTAGAATGTGGTGTCACACGAATAACAGTGACTTCTTCCATCCTCGTATAATTCGCGTCCATCGCTAGAATTACATTCCGAGCCTAAACAGGGAAGCCCACGTTTTACAACAGGACTTCGCGTAGACTGCGTCATACTACGCAGACAACTTGTTCCCGCTCTTACCCTTTCCAAAATTACTCAAGAGATTCGCAAGAAACAATAGCAATCCACCGAGCAAGAACATATGAACAGGAGTGAAAGCCCCGCCCCATAGGATCATGAGGCCGCCGACCAATAGCGCGATAATGCCGAATAGATTAAAAATTGCGGACAAGAACTTCATGTTGTAATCTCTTTTTGGTTAACTCTGAGACACGCTCGCTGACATTCCAGCGAATTGCCTCAATTCTTTTGTTGACCCACAATGGGCTCAATGGCGCATCCACGTGACACAGTGCCCACGTTTCAGCATATGCCAATCCCGCTTTTGTGCGGTATTGGTCCAAACAGATGAATTCGAACCCGACTTTGTTTTTCTCTTTGATCAACTGCGAGAATTTAGGAGAAGAAGATGTGTAATACTTCCAATTTCCTTCTACACCACTTGGAGTCCTATAGAACTTTTTTCCCAAATATAACTTTCTTCGCACCGTATCCTTGATCAAATAGATGAATCCAACAAAGTCGGATTCACCCATCTGGTTAGGGAACTTCCAGTGTCCGTTTAGATTGATACGCGGGATCATCTTCCTCCAACAGGATTACACGAACATTCCTCTGAGTCAACATATCGAACTCAGCGAAATATCTCACAGTCTGCACAAGCTTGTAGCCATACTTGCTGTGCATACGAAGGATTATTTGAGCGCTTTCTTCTGAAAGTGCCTCTATAATCAATGAGTGATTCCCTTCATTATCGAATTTGTAGTACATGTAAATTCTCCCATCTATTGTCGCCGTGGTTGCCGTTCACATGTGTGATTAGGCCTGGTGGATCATATCCTGTGATCATCTTCCAGATTATTCTCGAGGCAAAATAGC